TGATGCTTTTACTTTTCCGGCAGTAATTGCTGCATCTTGCATAGTAAGAGAATGAAGCATTCCAAGAGGTACTGGTACACCCATAACTGCACCCATAGCTAACGATATTCCACCTCCGGGTTTAAAACTTTGTTGGGTGCCATAAGGTGCATCAACCATCGACCCAAAAAAGTTATCAGCGTTTACCATGTCCCCGCCAAAACCAATGGCTTCTGAAAAATCAAAACTATCTCGTGTTTTGTATACATCGTCAGTAGTATCAAAAAATTGCATTCCTTTGCTAGAATCTGCCGAATAATCTGCGAATAAACGATCCGATTGTAATCTAGCTTCTTCTGCACGATCACTACCTTCACCACCGCTGCTATCATAGATACTGGGCACTTCACCGGGTGTGGTTGTGTCTGTAGTTGAACCAACGGTAGTTTGAATACCTGATGCTGCACCCAAGCTTTCACCATAGAAGTTTACAAACTTGCTAAAGTATTCAGCGGGTGTCAGTATCTTTTTCGGTGCGAGATAGTTGATCATTCTTTATTACTGCCTCGTAATTATCCTTCAGTTGAAGGAGGGTTTCCAGTAAAACCAGCTTCCCCTGCGCTTGGCGCAGTTCCGACTCCGATTGTGCCGTTGCCAGACCCCGTATTGTCAGTTCCCTCAACTCCCCCAGATACTCCACCATTAGAGGCCATTCCTTGTTGTTGAGGAGCGGGGCCAGCTTCTTGGCTTGCTGCTTGTTGAGCATTTTGCATCATCCCTTGTAACATCTTTGCATACAATTGAGCTTCGTTCTGATCGTTTACCAAGCTGTCAGGATCGATGTCCTGTGCTATGGCAAGTTCGCGCATGAGGTTGGGTATCTTAATAAACGGAGCCAACATGGGGTTAGCTACAGTTTGTAACAGTGAAGTCAGTCGCTGTGTGCGTACTTCCTTCTGCATCACGGCTGCTACACCGCGAGGTTTAATCTCTAAGTCACCCTTGATTTCTTCTACCCGTTCGTTGAATTGCATATTCCACTGGAAGTATGCTTCACCAATAGGTTTCAAGAGGTAGTCGTCTATGTTCTTTATCACAGTCTTCATGGATAGTCCGGCTGATCCCATCAGCATTGACAGTCCTGCTGCCGTGCGTCCGGTGCCTGTCACGCCTGTTTGACCGTGCATGATTGACGGGATGCCCGTCTCTTCGTCTGCAAGCTGCCGACTGATCTGGTACATCTGTATGTTTTCGCCAGCCGTGTTAGGGAACTTCAGGCCATTGATTGCGGTGCCTGTTACCCCAGACTGACGACGGAAGATTTTGCCGGGGAATATATCCATGTTCTGACCGGGGACCAAGCTGGCCTCATCCACATCAAATACAAGGTTGCCAGCCAAAGCAAGGTTATCAATTGCCATACGAACGTGACCGTTCATCAGCATCTGTGCATCTTCCATGTTCTCTGCAACACCAACACCCCATATTTGGTATGGGTTTATTTCAAATGGGAATGCCTGATAGGGAATACGTGCAGGAGTAAACGGATTCAAGACGCAGCGAAGAACTATAGGACCACAAACCCAGACATTGACTTGTAATTGGTCAAACTCTGACATCTGGTTTGCACCATCCAAACCAACTTCGTTGGCAAGGGCAGAGTCAAGGACACCCCAATACTCAAGGACTTCGTATCGGTTGTCTTGGTAGTGTGCCTCTGTTTCATCCTCACGAATTGTGTCTTCGTAATACTTGTCCTGATAGTTTGGCCCTTTGGCTAAACACTCTGCAATAGCTTCTGCATCGAAGTGTGGTCGCATGACCAACGCCCGAAGCTGCTGGCGGTTGAATCTGTGACGTTGAATTACGTATTCACAGTCTTCTAGGGTTGTTGCAGATGGGTCTGGGTGAAAGTCCCAGAGTGGCACATGTTCGATACGAGGCACAGTCTTTTCATATGGCTCGTATACCCTGTTACCATCTTCGTCCAATTTCCAGTTGTGTACACGCTTGTAGAAGTTAAACGGTCCT